TCAATTCCGAGAAGTCAGACGACTTTCTCATTAGTGGAGTCTGTTTTTATGATGCGGACAATAAGCCGCTTATAATGAAATTTAATACCGGTTGGAGTGGGATTAATGTTTCAATAGTTACCTCAAGTAAAAATAAAGAATGGAATAAAGAGCTTCTTGATAAAGTGCATGGATGGGCTTATGAGAACAATTATCTTAGGGGCGAAAAATTCGCTCTCAGTGGGGAGTTCCTGGATGAGCCAGGCGACAATTGGGATAACCTGATTCTGGATGCAAAATATAAGGATTCGATAATCAAGTCGGCCAGTTTTCTGGAGAAGAAAGGCAAAGACCTTACAGGCAGGGGATTGCTGTTCATCGGTCCCCCTGGCACAGGCAAAACTAAGACGGGACGGGTATTGATGAACGAATTGGATACAACCTTTATCTGGGTATCAAGCAGGGATTTTAGATATATTGGGCCGATGAGAGCTTTGTCGTTGAGCTTTTCTTTAGCTCGTGACTTAGCCCCATCGATTCTATTCCTTGAGGATATAGATACTTGGCTTAGGGGAGAAATGGAATTCGTGACGGATCTGGTTAAGACAGAAATGGATGGCATAAAACAGAACAAGGGACTGATTACTATAATGACATCAAACTATCCGGAGAAACTTCCCGATGCTCTTTTGGATAGGCCTGGCAGATTTCATCACATAATCAATTTTGAATTACCGAAGGAGAAAGAACGGAAGGAAATGCTAAAGCTTTGGGCAGGCGAAATAGAAGAGAAATTACTTGATGATATCGTTGAGAAAACGAAAGGCTTCTCAGGAGCCCATTTGAAGGAATTGGTTGAATTTGCCAAGATGATTGCCGAAGAGGATGAGACGGATATAGGCAAAGCATTACTTAAAAGCCTTGATAAGCTGATAGAGCAAAGGGAGTTGATAGAAGAGATAAGGGAAAACAAAACTGACATTAAAGCTATTTGGGGAAAAGTGAAATGGGTTGATGGGGACATTGAGGTTAGAGTAGATAAGGAAATTGAGATGAAACATATAGAAAAAAACATTAATAGTCAAATTAAAGAAATAGAATCCATTGATTATACTAGTCTTGAACTTGCCATCAAAGGACTGACTGAACAGGTTGCCGAACTCAAGGAGGGCCGAGTCCTAAGCACTAAGAACCGTACACTGGTGAAGGATACGGTTGACGCCTTGATAAAACTCAAGGAACGGCTGGATGAGTTATACACCGCGACAGAACCACCCAACAGGGAGGAGGAAAGGACGGCAGAGATAGAGAGGGAAAAGCAATTCATTGTAGAGAAGGATGGCAAGAAAGTTAGTCTGGATGAAAAGCTGGCCGAAGCAGTTGGAAAGATACTGAGCGGTGATAACCTGAAAGTGTTATTTAACAAGTCTTTGGATGAGGCTGTGGACATTAAGCTTAAAAAGAAGATGGGGAGAGTGGAATGATGAATAAAACAGATTTAGATCATATCGAGACGCTGGAGAATACTGTTAAGTGGGATTATTTTAAGCGGGTGCTTAACTGGCCGACTAGCAAGGTTGCCTATGAGATGAATGTGAATGAAAGGCGGTTGATAGAATGGGTGAATGCGAGGGCGACCGTGATAACAAAGCTCTTAAAGTCAGATGCCGGAAGAGCCAAAGCCATCAGGGAAGAACTAGAGAAGGAATATCCTTTGTTGAAAGCGGAGGCTGAAAAGAAATTGAGCCTTAACATCATTCAGGTCGTGAAAAAGTACAAAGAGGGCAATGCCCTACCTCAGTTGGCAAAGATATTCAAGTGCAATACGAAAGATTTTAGGCGATGGTGGAATGACAATTTACCTGTGATTAACCAGGAATACAGAAAGGAAAGATAATGATTAAATAATAGAGACGGGAGGCGGTTGCCACCACCTCCCAGGCTCTTCAAGGAGGCCACGTTAGAGATGAATGGATTAACAGCAACCAGCTTAAAGGCCATTTCTATTTTAACCCTCCCGTCTCTATTAAATCAAGGGAGAAATAATGTTTAAAAAAATTAAAGAGGCAATTATTTTTCATTGGAAATTAGGGAAATTTCTCAAAAATCTAGATGAGAAAAGCCTTCCTAAAATACCAAGTATAAAAGATTGGCCTCCACCGCCAAATGATTAATCGATTTTATTATTCATGTGAACAATGAAGTTAATTAATCATGCTGGCTTCGGGAAAGAGTAGGCTGTTCTTTTTCAGAGATGTCAGTAGAGTGAGGCAGTTGACGGAGGTTAGCTTAGATTAACCAGTTGACAGATGCCGAATCTACAGAGACATCAGGCATAAAGATAAGTTGAAGAACCTGAAATTTAAAAGCCAGTAGAAAATGGAATAAAAAATTGAGTGAAGAAAACAAAGATAAAAAAACCATGACAGAAGATGAGCTCAAGCAAATAGTTAAGAACACAGCGAAAGAAGCCATTGACGAATTCGTCAAGAAATCAGTTGAAGAAAAGATGGACGAGTTGTCCGATGGAATTGGTGTGAATCTGGATAGCAAAGTAAAAGAGATTATTGCCGGGTTGAAACCTGATGAGGAATTGGTTAAGGCAGAAAAGAAAACAAATGAATTTGAAAACGCCGCAGAATTCCTGGATGCAGTAATTAAAGCCAAGGCTATCGATTTACCAAAAAGAGCAGTTGATCCGCGTTTGAGATTCATCACTTTAAGAGGTGAGATCAAAACGGCAGGTCACATGGTAGAGGGTGACGACAGCCAGGGTGGATTCCTTGTGCCTGAGGTTTATAGATCAGAGTTGCAGATGATTGCCCTTGAGAATTCGATCGTGAGACCCAATGGAGCCACGGTCATCCCCCCAATCAAAACAGATTCAATAAAGATTCCCTATGTGGATGACACTTCTCATGCGACAACCGTATTTGGCGGAGTGCAGGCAAAATGGCTTGGTGAGAAAGGAGTGAAGGATGCCACGAAACCCACATTCGGACAGTTAGAGCTAACCCCGCACAAATTGGCAGGTATTACCTATCTTAGCCATGAACTTCGAGATGATTCCGCTATTGCGCTTGTCCCTCTGATCAAGAAAATGTTTGGTTCCGCATGGGGCTATTTTGAAGACGATGCCTTCATAAACGGGACTGGTGCCGGACAGCCGGTTGGAATTCAAAACTGCAACTGCCTCAAGACCGTTTTCAGGAATACGGCCAACCGTGTATTTTTTGAGGACCTGAGGGAAATGTTTGCTTGTATGCTTCCCACTTCCCATCCTTATGCCGTTTGGGTGATTAATCCCAGCGTTCTTCCTGATCTTATCGGGATGACCTCCGGTGATGTCGCTCCGGCAGCCGCCAGTAATCCTATCTGGATCAATCGGGATATGGGTGTTCAGAATCCTATTCCGGGCAGAATCTTCGGACGGCCGTTTTTCATTAGTGAGAAGATGCCGGCTCTAGGCACACAAGGAGATGTTGGCTATTTCGATATGCGGTATTACCTCATTTTCGACCGCCAGCCGATCACAATAGACTTCAGTTCCCACGTTGCATTTACGACAGATGAGGATTGTTGGAGATTCGTTCTTAGAGTTGCTGGTCAATGCTGGCCGCAGAGTGTCTTGACACCTAGAAATGCGGCAGCTCCTGTGACTTCCATATCTCCATTTGTTGTGCTAGATAACGCCACAAGTTAAGGTGCATAGATGAGATACAAAGATAAAACAGGCGGATTCAAATGTCTAGGTGAATTTCTGGTCAAAGTCCGCAAGGCTTATGATGGCGAAGGTACACCGGATAGTCGGCTAATCTTAGAAAAGACTGCTGGCCATATGGAAGAGGCCACAGATTCTCAGGGCGGCGCTTTGGTTCCTGAACAATGGGCAGATGAGATTTATCATGCTGCGTTGGAAAATTCAATTGTCAGGGCAAGAGTTGCCAAAGGTGCAGTAATTAAAGCCACGAGTGATTCGGTAAAAGTAAGAAGATTTGTAGAGACCGACAGGAGTTGCAATATCTTTGGTGGGATAACATTCGAGTGGATAGAGGAGAGAGGGCAGAAAACTGCGGTGATTTCCAAGCCCGCTCTTGGAGAGCTTGAACTCAATATCCACAAGTTGGTCGGAGGAAGCTGGGTCAGTAATGAGTTGGAGAACGATTACGGCAAATTCGGTGACTTCATGAAGTTTGCTTTCGGGCAGGCATTAAGATTTATCGAGGATGATTATTTCCTGTGGGGTTCCGGAGCAGGCGTTCCCTTAGGGGCAATCAATGCCGGCAATGGTTCTCTCATCACAGTTACAAGAAATGCTGTTGGACTTTTGGACTGGACAGATATTGCACACATGGCAGAGAGGCTTTTGCCTCAAGGCTGGGAGAGTGCAGCTTGGTTGATAAACCCTGGTGTTATTGATGAGCTTTTCGAGGCTACGGCATCGGCGGCTAATCAAGCTACGTTTCTCGACCTTAACAACCGATTGCTTTGGGGATTGCCCTTTATTGTAACAGAGAAATGCCAGGCTATGGGAACTCAGGGCGACATCGCCCTCTGCGACTTTGGCCACGGTCATTATCTGATAGCCGATAGGGAGATGAGGATTTCGGCGTCCCGTCATGTCGATGTCTCCGATGTGGGATGGAAGACTGATGAGACATTTTGGAAGATTGTGCTTAGGGTGGATGGTCAGCCCCTTATGACTTCGGCAATAACGCCGGATAGGGGAGGCAACACCTTGAGCGCATTCATAGTATTGACGACAACTAGCTAATAGGAGGTAAAAAAAATGGGAAATGTACATAAAGACAGCGAGCATGAAGATTTAGATGTAGCGATGGCTATTAATACCGCCCTGAATGATGATTCAAATACCACCACTTATTTCAGTTTAGCAAACTTTGATCTTGCCGTATTTGAAATATTCACAGGCACATTAACCGGCGACGCTTCTTTGACCTGTACCATCTGGGAGACAGACGGCTCTACCCCACAAGCTACAAGCGTAACTACCACAGTCACAACAGATGATGCTGTTACCAGGATTCAGATTCGAGGCGAACAGTTAGATGTGAATGATGGTTTTCATTCTGTAGGAATTTTGGTGACGGAAACTGGAGCAGCAAATGCTGTAGTTGGTGTTCTTATTCGGAGAAAAAGGGCACGCTACAAATATGCTGCGTTGTCTGATTAATCAGACTGAACGATAAAAGGAATGGAGGCGGATTTCGGTTCGCCTCCCCATCCTTTTCATAAGAGGTCTAAATGAAAGAAGAGATGATTGAATTTATTAGGGACTGGCCTTGCTGCTGGAAGAAGGGTGATAGGTTCCGTAGGGATTCCAGACCGAAGTTTGCAGCAACAGTCATTGAGGCTGGCTATGCAAAGGCTTTGAAAATGCCACCTAGAAATAAAATGATTGAGGCGGCGGAGAAGGAGAAATAAATGGCAATAAAAATTAAACTAAATTCTGCTTGGCAGACCAATGAGGCTATGGATGCCGTGTTTGAGTTCAGGGCACAGGCTGAAAATGCTTATAACGTACTTCAGGAGACGGTGGCCAGGATTGATGAGATTATAGCTGGCTCAAATTTCGTTGATGTTGATGCTGAGATTAAGAACGAGGGTTCGGCTATACGTAATATCCTGAATCAATCAAAAGACGCTCTAGATGCACACAGCAACTTCATAAACTGGAGGAAGCCTGAATAATGGCAGCCCCGACCCTTGAAACCAATGCCGCCGCAGATATATTGCGGATTATAGCTGGAACTGCTGGCAATCCTGTAACTTGGAATGATGTCTGGGATTGGGATGACGGCGGTGGTTCGTCTGGTGGTGATGGTGATGTTCCCAAAGATGGCGGTGGAACAGCAAAAGTCAATACATTTATGACGGAAACGGTTGCCGATGCTGTTTATCTGATACTGAAACATATAAATTTTGGAGATGGTATTATTCCGACTTATTTTCAATCCAAAAAAGAGATGGTCTATTTTACAGGGGGTTGTGTATTTAGTGTTAAAAATTCAGCGACTCTATGCTTAGGTGAACTTCAGGGAGATTACGGGATCAATGGCAGTCGGTGGTCGGTAGGCGTATTAGCTCACCAGTGGAATGCTACAGGGGCAACATCAACAATACTAATATATGATTCTGTCCTTCACCTACGGTCTGTATATATGATGGATTGGGATGTTAGTGGTGGTGTGGTGACTATCAAGAACTCAACTATATCTGGAATATATGACATTAGTGGTGCAGGAATGTTTAATACTATTTATTTTGGTGATGGTGCAAGTTTCGATAGGGTGAATTTTACTAATGTGAGTGGATGCATGTTGAATGCCGCTCCAATTTTATTTAATGATGTTCATTCACACTATTGTAGAAGAGGCATACAATCTGGAACGGCTGTAGTGACAGCTATAGGCATACGTTTTACAAGCTCGCAAATTGAGGATACCTTTACTGGGGGGGGTGCTGCTGCTGCCTTAATTCTTAAAGACCCCGTTATGCCTCCAACAGTAATAACCAATTATACAGCTACAAATTGGACATCAGAAGTGTATACGGCCAACATTCATATAGCAGATAAAGACGGGGCTGATTTGGCAGGCGTGGTTGTGGACTGCGAAGACCGATTTGGCAATCCAGTTTGGGCGGCAGGGACGATTGTAACGGATGCGGCTGGGGACATAGCAGAGCAGACAATTACTTATAAGAAATGGGAAGGGACAGCAGAAACCTTAACAACCTATTCCCCCCACAAATTCACAATATCCAAAGCTGGCTATGAGACGCTGGTGCTGGATAATATTACTGTAGATATACCGATA